ACCTTTACCTTTAGTATTTGCAGTAGCAAATATGGTAAAGCCAGGTGCAGGTGTAACTAATTCATTCTTTTTCTTAAGCAAGAATGGTTTACCCTCAAGAACTCGCTGCAATGCAGCAAGATTATTTGCACCATAGTCAATCTCGTCAATACACAGAACTGCACCTTGACGAGCGGCAACAGTCACAGGACCGTCACGCCATTCCATTTGTCCATCGATAAGAACATAGTTACCCAACAGATCAGATTCATCTGTATCTGGAGTCATGGATACGCAAACGAACTTACGTTTCGCTTTCGCACATGCCTGTTCAATAGACATGGTTTTACCGTTACCTGAATGACCTGTAATGAATACAGGAAAGAACTGTTCAGACTTGATGATGTTTAGAATATCATCAAAGTTACCAAACGAAACATAGTTCTTGTAAACAGTAGGAATTAAATTCTCTGTTTCAAGATCAGTAGTAACATTGGAAATGCGATGACCCTTCTTAGGTTCATCTTGAACTTCAGGTTGTTTAGGCATAGGTAAAACTTTCGCAGATAGATTGGGTACCCAATACATGCCACGTGCGGCACGATTAGAGGGTTCTTTCAAAAACCATTGAGGAACTTTGATGCCCAGACTATCACAAATATCTTCAATCTCTGATTTACTCACAGCAGTTTTGCCGGTAGTGAATAGAGCATTCAAAAACTTCTCACGGGTTTCAGTACGAACTGACATAATATAGACTCCAAATCAAAGATACATCATAATAATAACATCAAATGGCATTACTGTCAAGCTCAGACAGCAATACCACCGATAAACTTAGATACCAAAACTCGGTTAATTTGACGAGACTTGTTCATTTTCATAAACGCACTTGTCAATTTACCAGAGGTAACTTTACCATTAATCTCCAGTGTTTCTTCCTCGATTCGCAGATTATTACCGCCAGGAATCAGGAAGAAATTGTCGTAACCTGGTGTGTCACATTCAAGGAACTTTTGTTTTCTCATTTCCTTCGCATGTTTATCAGTCCAAGCTACAAACTGACGATCTCTTTCCCAGTTATCTTGGATCTTATTGATACGTTGCAATTCTTCATCTTCGTAACGATTACGAATCGCATTTTTTGTATCACCATTAGAACTACCAGTAATAAAGAATCCGTAAACTTTAGCACCGGTAACTTTAGTCAACCAAGTCATCGTTGCAGCACGTAATTCGTTATAACAATTTTTATAATGCATTGAAAACTTATTCTTACGGTCAATCAAATAGGTGTTGAACATTTCTGGAGAAGCATGTTCAGGAACCAACTCACCATGACCATCATCTCTGTATGAATGACGCAGAGCATCGGCATCACCGTCATGCACAACAACCAAATTTACAATATCCAAGTTATGTTTCATACGGAACTGATCGATAACTTTGCGTGATGCAAATAAAGATTCGATGAGTGGTGTATTCGACAAACTTTCGCTAGGAGGAATTGGATGCCATGTACTTCTGTATCCACCTCTTCCTTGAAACGATCTACGAAGCAACAACATCATCTTAACAGATCGTTGAAACTCAGCAGCAGACATTGATGAATTCAGATATTCACGCAAGAACACTGGACGAACAATAATCTCACCTGCTTTGTTTACAACTTGTTGCTTCTGCAATTGATTTGCAGAGAAAGTATAATCATAATCACCACTACCATGATCAAGCATGTATGCATCAAGTGCATTACCAAAACCATAAACAGTAAATGGAATGTTTACTTTACGGCAGAAGAATGCAAGAACCAAAATCTGTTCAATCGATGGAGCCATATTCTCTGTCATCGAACCAGATTTGTCGAGCAACAAAATCAAACCATGCGATTTACCTTTAGGTACACGCATAACTTTCTTGAAGATTGCATCATCAAGTTTATATTTGTAGATTTTATTAATGTCGATATCACCAGTTGATGAAGTTTTTGCTTTTGCAAATTTACTTGCAGCTTTACGCATCTCAAATTCTTTTGCAAGCATGGTAATGTAACGTTCGTTCTTCTGTTTGAAATCTTTGTATTCAGATTCAGATGAACTAGTCATAGTGTCACCATACTGTTCAGTATAAAACTGTTCAAGTTGTTTGATTACACGTTTTGCAGGTGTAATGATTTTATCCAGATTAATTTCTGTCGGAACATGAACATACTTGTATTCTTTAGAAGCTTCATCAAGTAGTTTTTTCTCATTGTTACGGAAGTTCTCATCAGTTTCCGCACGTGGAGTAAATTGATTTTGAGTAGATGGATTAGAATCTTTCTCACGATTCACTTGACCAGACTTCTTTTTGTCCTCAGATGATTTTTCAGAACCAGAAGTTGTATGGCCTTTACCATCACCACTTTCTTCTCCTTCTTCACTTTCAGAACTATCAGAGCCGAAGTGATGTTCGTCCTCACCATCAAAAATATCATCAAGTTCGTCAGCATCAATTTCATCATACATATCTTCCAACTCATCCAGTTCTTCTCGGAGTTCTGGATTCTGTTTGAAGAAATCTTCCATCAACTGTTGTTGTTCTTCTTTTGAGTATTCCCAAATCTTATCGGTAACTCGCAGAACATCTTCCCAAGTTTCAACACCATAAACTTCATTCAAAAGTTCACGTTCGATGTCGTTATGGAATTCTACTTTGAAGAAAGGACCGATCTTGAAATGAATATTGATACGGTCAATGAATGCAAGTGCTCTAGTACGACCGTCAAGACCAAAGAAATCTTTACGATTCAATTGATCGTATGCACGGTGAAACGGACCAACGATACCAGGATATTTGCGTTTGACTTTTTTCTCAATGCGAGCATCTTCAATCACATTAAGAAAATGTTTGTATGCACGACCGTTCTTGGATGCAACATCATGCCATCCATCAGAAGGTGTATATAATGCGTGGCCAACTTCATGACCCATCAAAAGATCGTATAGATCACCGTCCATATCTTTCCAGATCGGACAAGTAAGTACACGGGTTTTGGGATTGAATGAAGCGGTTGTAACTTTACGGTGTTCTACCGTTATGTTTTCCGTTGCCATCAACTTGGCAAGGATTGATTTTGATTCTGCTGTAATCATACAGACTCCAATTGCTATTGAACTTCTAGTATATCATCCTTGATAATTCTTGTCAAGTAACTGTGCAATTGTAACCGTAGTGTTGTATTTTTTGCAACTTCTTCCATTATAGCCGGCAATCCATGATACTGCATTGCCAAAATGACATCATTTACACTATGGTAAAAATGCATTTCTTCTTCATCGGATATTTGTTGCCAGATAGAGTTGTCCATGTCTTATTATATTACATTTAGAAAAAACTGTCAAGCGAATTTACTTGACTTGATTTATAGGCTTCTTTCCATGCAATCTTTGCGGCAAGTTTTGGTGTCCCTTTCCATTGTCCACCTGTAGTTTCTTTCTCATACAGTTTGACAATCCCTGGATGTAACTCAGCCAACGCTCGCATAGAATCATTATGTTTCTCAACTGTTCTTTCAACTGCACAACCACCTTCTGATTGTGTTGCAATCGTGTCGATTCTGAATCGATTACTAATACGATTCTTGTATCCTTTTTTAAGTAACTGTAAAATCAAATGAAAGTTTTCTGCATACATGCTTCCTGTCCAATCAATTTCATCTGCTGGTACTTTAGGACCATCATAGAAAAAGTTTGCACAGATTCTAGTAATTTCTTTGTATTCATTATCACGATCAGGAATATTCCATGCAACTTCCATACCGCACTGAACAATTCCTTCGTCCATCCAACGACAGACAGTTTCCTCTAACTCCAGAAAATCTTCTGGTGTCATCTTACGTTTAGTACCTTCCCACGTTTCTCCAGTCATTCTTGTACGATAGAAAGACAAATCATCATCAAACATCCCAAAACGAATGTCACGATTATTCTTCACAACCCATTCAATTGTTGCAGGAAGATTGCGTACTTCGTCAGGCAATACAATCGTTGGATAATTATTGTATAAATGTTTCTCACGTTCTTGAACTACAAGATATGTTTTTTCTTTCCAAATATCTGGAAGATTATTCCATGTAACTTGACTGTTCGATCTACCGTAAGTAAGAATAAAGATTTTATTTAACACTTGCCATCCTCGTATCACAATAAGAGACACAGGAGATTCTCATTCCTGGTCCTTCAATTTCACTGATTCCATGTTGTTTACGACTATCACCCACAAAAACATCACCATCACCTACAGAGATTGCACAACGATGTTGTGGTAAAATAAAGTATGCACCTTTATAATCACCTACTTTGAATACAGATATGCAAGTAAGACTTGAGTTCAAATCACCAGCATCAATATGGTAACCCATCATCGATGTTTCATTCTCTGTATATTGATTCAGTGACATTGTAGTGAACACTGTACCATTCAATCTATGTTCTTGTTTAATGTACTTATCTGCGAATGCAACTTGTTCTTTGTATTCTTTGGGTGCAATAAAGTCATATGCTTCAGCAGCAAAGTCATTCATCTCAAAGAATACTTTTAGTTCTTCTGGATTTTTCTTTGACCATGCGTCAAGTTCTATTTGTCCAGTAAAACGACCACGTTTATATCCCAACAATACACTGTGTATTGCTTTACCTCTTGCGACAGTATCCCATGTGCCATCTTTCTTACGACGAATGATTGCGTTCTTTGTATTACCTTTGAACTTGTAGTGTTCACCCTCAACCCAACCAAACTTCTTAAATAATTCTTCTGGATCCCATGGTCCTGCTTGTGCAGTACGCAAATCAGATGTGTGTTTAATAGTTTGTGCAGTAGTTACAATTCTATCATAAACATCTTTAGGAAAAACTTTTCTTTTGACACCGGCAAGTAGTTCTCTTTCTCCGAACATATTTGCTGGACCCCAAACACGAAAGTCATCATCAACTTCATCGGCATCAACTAGAATATCATAATCATCTTCTGTTGGTACACGACCATGATACTTCTGTGCTTCTTGAAATCCTAGATCAGTGTCAATATAAAAGTCTTTCATTGCTGCAATTCCTTGTATGGTTTAAGAACGTTGTTATATAGATGTGATGAGATTGCTTGCATAACTTTAGGTGCAACCATCAATCCAATTCGTTCTTCCATCGCTTCTTCACTACCAGGTGCAAACTTGAAATCGTCTGGTAGACTCATAATACGCATCAATTCTTTTAATGTAAAACATCTATCTTCACTTGGATGAAAGTAAGAATGGCATCTACCAGTAATAGTTGGAGATGGTACATCCCATGAACATCTGAAATAGTTGAAGTATGATTCTTTGTCTTTGAATTTTGCTAACTTAGGATCATCTAAGTTTTCATTTGCAACATCTTTGAGGAAGTTACAGAACTGCATTTGCTTTGGTGGATCAAATGGAATCTTCTTCAGAACTTCTCTAGTTACAATATTACCATTCGCAACTCTGTCACGTTCTATTTGACATTGATTCTCATAGTCTGAATCAGAATCAAGTCCATCAAACGCACCACGCAAAGGTAATTTATTAACTGTGGGTTCTGGAAATACTCTTGATTGAATATTCAAAAAGTTCCAACCCAATGCATCTGCAACATCTTCTCTCACACCAATAATGAATGTTCTTTCACGACCCTGCGGAACACCAAAGTGTGATGCGTTTAAAATCTTCCAACTGCAAAGATAACCAATACCTTCTAGTGCATTCAGAAAACTGTTTAGATAATCTCTTGCACTACCTGCTGACAATGCTTTTACATTTTCAATCACAATAGTTTTTGGTTGCAAATCTTTTGCAATACGGATCATTTCTAAAGTTAGTTTCTCAATCTGAAACTGTCTATGTCCATGATACATTTTCTCTTTGTCCCATGACTTCTCACGTTTACCTGACATAGAAAAGTGTGTACATGGTGGTGATCCATCAAAAATATCAAGTTCACCTGCTGTTAGATTCGCAGCATTTAAAAACTGTGATCCTTCAATCTCTTTGATATCACCAGTAAGAACTACAGTACCAGGATGATTTAGTTTGTAAGATTCATATGCATGTTCAACAAATTCATTTGACACAAGTACCTTACCACCTGCAAGTTTATAACCTGTAGATGATCCACCTGCACCAGCGAATGTACTGATTACAGTAAATAGATTTTGTTCTGATGCGGCATTCATATCCGCAAGTGTATAAGGTTTATACTTCATAGTATTATATAGGCTTTTAACGTAGTGATTCTTGATATTGTTTCTTATGTTGACGTTTGATTTTTTTAATGAACTTGATTTGTTTTTCCTTCGCCATCTTTAACGCAAGTGGTTTCAGATTGTCAGTCATCTTGACGCCATTCAAATGATCTAGTTCATGTTGAAAGACAACAGCAGGTACACCTTCCATCATCGCTTCATACTCAGTACCATTCTCATCTGTCCATTGTGCGTTGATCCATTTTGAACGTTTTAGATTTAAAAACATACCTGGAAATGACAGACAACCTTCTTTAATATCTTGTACTTCATCTGATTCATCAACAATTTTTGGATTAATACAAGTCAAAACTTTTCCATCATGTTGCATGACAAACATACGTTCAAATACACCACATTGATTTGCAGCAAGACCTAAACCATTGTATAGTTTCATTGTCATTTTAAGTCTTTTTGAAAGAACTGTCAATGTTCCATTAGGAAATCTTCCTTCATATATAGGTATCTTTTGCGTCAACATTGGATGATTGTCATCATACAACGGAAGTATCTGTAACTCATCATCTTTTACTGTACTTTTAATACCCGCTTCGGTATCAATAGTTAATATCTCACTCATTTTATTATCCTCGAAAAGTTTTTCACTTTATCAAACTTGATTATATTGATGAACTTATCATGTAAAATGTCACCTTTATGACTGATGACAAACAGATTAACATTCTCCAACATATGAAGTATCTTCATTAGTTCTTCTGTACCACTTGTATCTAGGCTCGAATCAAACACTTCGTCTAGTATCAATAGGTTGGTGTTTGCAGAGTTCTTTAGTTTGGCAATCGCTCTCCATGTCAACATAAGTGCCATGTCAATACGTTGTTTCTCACCTTCAGAGAAATTGTGGTAACTGAATTCATCTCTGTGTCTTGATTTTATCACTTCCTTGAACGATTCGTCAAGCGTAAAGTTTACAAAGAAGTCCAGACTTGCCAGATATTTGTTTACCAACTTGTTTATTATCGGAAGATATTGTTTAATAATTTTGGTTTTAATACCTGAATCTTTCAACAATGTTGTCGCAACTTCATAATAGTTCTTCTCATCCAACAGTCTCTTTAATTCTTCTGTCAAAGTTGATAGACTATCTTCCAACTCTTTTAGTTCGGTACTGTCTTGTGTGTTCTGTGTATTTTGTAACTCTTTTACTTCATTCTGCAATCTTTTAATATACTTCTGTACCTCTTTGATTGTAGTGTTCTTAGTTGCCATCTCTACTTGCAACTTCTGAATTTCTTTTTGCACTTCTTTGATCGCATTTAGTCGTCGTTGTTCCTCTTCCATCTTCGTTCTAAGTTCTGATAGTCCGGTCTGACAATCTGCAACTTTGGTGTTAAGAGATCCAATTTCTGATTCTTTAAACTCCATGGCAATCTCTTGCCTACAGGTTGGACAACTTCCATTACTCTGGAAGAAATCGATATTCGATAAAAATTTGGATACGTTGCTTTCAATTTGCGATTCAAGTTTCGTAAATTTCTTGATCTTACCCTCAATCTCAGTTTGTGATACAGTAGAGTCGATAAGCCCGGAAATTTTCTGCGAGATTTCAGTAATCTCTGCATGTAAGGTTTGTAGAATTTGAGAATTGTTCGATATCTCTGCATCATATTCTTTGATCCTTATGGTACGATCTTCTTTCAGATCATCGTCATGTTGTTTCTTCACTTCATATATCTTCTGATTGACATCGATGTTATGCTTAGTGTTTGATATCAAACACTAA